ACCTTCGTTCAAGAAAAGCAAGAGGAACAGCAGCATCTCCTTCTGCTGTGGCTGCTACAGATTACTTCTTTAGATTCAATGCCGAGGCTTATAATGGATCTAGTTTTGTAACAGCAGGGCAAATGCGTTGGGACGCTAATGGCTCAGACACAAATGGAAACAGCGTATTTGGAATTCAAACAAGAGTAGGCGGAACAACAGCCGATAGGTGGACGATTGATGCCGACGGAAATATCAACATACCAGACGACGAAAAGATTATCTTTGGCGCAAATGACGACTGCCACATAGAGTATAATGAAGACGGCGATGACTTTATGGTCATTTCTGGTTCAGCACAGGGCATCGTTCTTTCTGGCTCAACTGTACAGATTAGAGGAACTTTGACTGGTGCTTCTCCACTGAAACTCGGTGGACAGATTATGATTGTTGAGGATCCTTCCACCCCAAGAGGCGATAGCAATGGGGAAGATGTCACCCTCGGATCTATGGCTTTCGGCTCAAACACAAAACTATTCTTTGGAAATAATGAAGATGCTTACATTAGATTTAGAGACAGTAGAAATGAAGATTACTTAGAAATCTCTGGTTCTGCTTGTGGTGTTGTTATTTCTGGTTCTCACGTCTACATTGATCAATACTTAGGAGTAGGCGTACCAGAAGAAAACATAACTCACGCCATTACTCTACCAGACAGTAGCACACCTTCTGGTCAGGTAAAAGCAAATGCTTTCTTAACCTATTCTTCTATTCGCTACAAGAAAAATGTAGAGCCATTGGTAGATCCACTAGATACTCTACACAAACTAGACGGTGTTTCCTATGTGTGGAAAGACACAGGCAAAAAAGACTACGGTTTTATTGCGGAAGAAGTAGGGAAAGTCCTACCAGAAATCGTTGAGTTTGCCCAAGACGGAGAACACGTCAATAGTATGGATTACATCCGTATCATTTCTTTCTTGGTTGAGGGTGTAAAAGCCCAAGACAAAAAAATACAATCCCTAGAAAATAAACTTGATCTTTTGATTGAAAAACTAGATAAATAACTGTATAATAGGCAGAAATGAAAAAACCAGATCTAAACACAATCGCAAAAATAGAACAAGCAATCTCAAAGAAATATGGTCCCCAGACAATCACCAATCCTAAGTCTGGCTGGACCAAAGAAAAAGAATTAGATTACTTAGAACAAATCAAAAGAGTTTATAAAAAACAACTCACAAGAAGCGAACATACCGAAAAGATAAACAAAGATGGTTTTTTCGTATCAAAAAAACTACTTACTAATGACGAAGACCGTGTTTGTCCTGCTTGTTTTGAGTATTCATTCAGTCCAAAAGACGACGTTTATATGAACAAGTATGACTGCTGTTGGAGATGCTACATGCATTTTGTCGAAGGCAGAGAAGAACGGTGGATGAACATAGACCAAAGAGTAGAGTTTTTAGGAAACTTTTATAAGGGGAAAGAAAATGGCTAATATTTTAGATGTTGTTCAAACAATCCAGAACATTGTAGGACAGAAAGGATACGACGGAGCACTTGACGAAGAAGGCAATCCAGTAAAGATTGGATTGAAAAGAGAAGTAGATAATGTTGTTACAGACAGCAGACTTGTTGACGGCTTCAAAGTTCGCTTCCAAGGCGATAGTATGATCCTTAGTTATTCTTCTGAATGTACAATCAAGAACGTTCAGCAGCCAAACTTTGAGGAAATGGTTGAACAACAAATCGCACAGATTGTTTCTTTCATCCAAAAAGAATACAGAGGAGCCGCAGGTGGAAATCTTCGCTTGACAAAAGAAGGTGAAACTGATATCTTAGTTCAAAAGATGTCTAACTTCCGCACTTGGTATCAGACTTCTTCAATCTACAAGATTGGTGGAACCCAAGGCGTATTGGAAGAAGACAAGCCAGCAGAGATCAACGAAAGCATTAGACGTTGGCTCCACGGCGCAAAGAAATAATACTGTGATAAATGGCTTACAAACTATCCAAAAAAGAAATCCTTGCGGAAATAGTCAAGTGTGGTAAAGATCCTAACTTCTTTATCAACAACTATGCGAGGATTTCACACCCAATCCACGGGACTGTTCCTTTCAAGACATACGATTTTCAATCACAACTACTAACTGATTTCAACGACTACCGTTTCAACATTATCTTGAAAGGTCGTCAGTTAGGTATTTCTACCATTACTGCTGCTTATGTATCTTGGATGATGCTTTTTCACAAGGACAAAAACGTTCTTGTTATGGCTACCAAGTTCCAAACAGCAGCAAACTTGGTCAAGAAAGTAAAATCAATTGTAAAGAACCTACCAGAGTGGATGCAGATAGCAAACATCTCTATCGATAATAGAACTTCATTTGAGTTGTCTAATGGATCTCAGATCAAAGCCTCCACAACTTCGGGTGACGCTGGTCGTTCCGAAGCACTCTCTCTTCTTGTTATTGACGAGGCTGCTCACGTTGAAGGGCTTGACGAACTCTGGACAGGTCTTTACCCTACCCTATCTACAGGGGGACGTTGTATCGCTCTATCTACCCCAAATGGTGTAGGAAACTGGTTCCACCAAACCTATGTAGACGCCGAAGCAGGTATCAACGACTTCTACCCAACCATTCTACCTTGGGACGTTCACCCAGACAGAGATCAAGAATGGTTCGAGGAAGAAACAAAGAATATGTCCCAACGCCAAGTTGCACAAGAATACGAATGCAACTTCAATATGTCTGGTGAAACTGTTATTCACTCCGACGATATGGCGAGAATAAAGCAAGGGCTAATGGAACCAAAGTATAAAACTGGTTTTGATAGAAACTTTTGGATCTGGGAAGAATACCAACCCGGATCAACCTACCTTCTTGTAGCCGACGTTGCACGAGGAGACGACAAAGATAGTTCCGTATTCCACATTTTCAAGTTGGAAACAATGGAAATCGTCGCAGAGTATAAATCAAAAATCACACCAGACCTTTTTGCTAATATGCTAAACGAAGTAGGCAAAGAGTTCGGAGATTGCCTAATGGTAATCGAGAACAACTCAGTTGGTTTTGCTGTCTTGGATAAACTAAAAGATATGGCTTATCCAAATCTTTACTATTCAGTCAAATCTACACACGAATACATTGATTCTTATCTGGGAGAAACACAGTCAAATGCTGTTGCTGGTTTCTCTACCACTTCCAAGACCAGACCCCTGATCGTGGCGAAAATGGAAGAATTCATTAGAAATAAACTAGTTACAATATATTCTACCAGACTATTTAATGAGTTAGAGACATTTGTCTGGCAGAATGGTCGTCCCCAAGCAATGCGTATGTATAATGACGACCTTGTAATGGCTTTTGCGATTGGCTGCTGGGTAAGGGATACAGCCTTAGAAACAAACCAGCGAGACGTAGAATACACAAAAACATTTCTTAGCACAATGACTAGGACAAAAAGTGAACTAAATACCACTATTCCGGGTCAACAGGGCTATAAACCAATCGCAACTAGTGATAGAATAAAAGAACAAATGCAATACAATTGGATTCTCAAAGGATAAAACAAATGGCACCAAGAAATGGAAATGGAAAAAACGTAAGAAATCCAGCATCACCTTTATTCAAAAGGTTGACTAGACTTTTCTCTGGTCCTATTGTTAACTACAGAGCACAAAATGTAAATCAAAACAGAAGAGCAGAGTTGGACAAGTATGCAGGTAAGTTTACTTCTGCCTCTGGAAAGCAGTTCAAGAAAATGGAATACAACCCTTTTTCAGACTTGGCTGCTAATGTTTATCAAAACCAAACAAGATTGCAAAGATACATTGACTTTGATCAAATGGAGTATGAGCCAATCATTGCTTCTGCGCTTGATATCTATGCAGACGAAATGACTACCTCTTCTCATATGAAGCCGCTTCTAAACATTCACTGCCAAAATGAAGAAATCAAAATTATTCTCAATTCTCTTTTTCACAATGTATTGAATATTGAGCACAATATTTTCAACTGGTGTAGGACTCTCTGCAAATACGGAGACTACATTCTTTATTTGGACATTGATGAAAAAACTGGTATTGAGAATGTAATCAGCCTTCCGCTTAGAGAAGTAGAAAGATTGGAAGGTCAAGATAAAACAAATCCAAACTATGTCCAATACCAGTGGAATTCTGCTGGACTTACATTTGAGAACTGGCAGGTTGCTCACTTCCGCATTTTAGGAAACGATAAACACGCCCCTTATGGAACTTCTGTCCTTGATCCTTCCAGAAGAATCTTTAGACAACTTACTCTTCTTGAAGACGCAATGATGGCTTATCGTATTGTTCGATCACCAGAACGTCGTGTTTTCTATGTTGATGTTGGAAATATGGCTCCTAATGATATTGAGCAATATATGCAAAAGGTTATGACTTCTATGAAGCGTAATCAAGTTGTTGATGCTGATACTGGTCGTGTTGATCTTCGCTACAATCCTATGTCTGTTGACGAGGATTATTTCATTCCTACTCGTGGCGGTCAATCAACAAGAGTTGAGAGTTTGCCCGGAGGAACTTACACAGGCGACATTGACGACGTAAAGTATCTAAAAGACAAACTATTTTCAGCACTTAAGATCCCACAATCTTACCTTTTCCGTGGTGAAGGTGCTGACGAAGACAAAGCAACACTCGCCCAAAAAGACATTCGTTTTGCGAGAACAATCCAAAGATTACAAAGAGTTGTGATTACAGAGTTGGAAAAGATTGCTATTATTCACCTTTTCACTTTGGGATACAGAGAAAACGATCTTATTTCTTTTAAACTCTCAATGAACAATCCTTCCAAGATTGCTGAACTTCAAGACTTGGAGCAGTGGAGAACCAAGTTCGATGTTGCTTCCGCAGCATCAGAAGGTTTCTTCTCAAAGCGTTGGATTGCAGAAAACCTCTTTGCTATTTCAGAAGAGGAGTTCTTGCGTAATCAGCGTGAAATGTTCCACGACAGAATGGTTACGGCACAGATGGATCAAGCAGCAGAAGCGACTGATATGGGAGGCGGTGCCGGAGGCGGCGGCGGTCTTCTTGGCGGTGGAGGTGGCGAAGATCTTCTTGGCGGTGGAGGTGGAGAAGACCTTCTCGGTGGAGGTGAAGAAGGCGGAGGAGAAGATCTTCTTGGTGGCGGCGGAGAAGAAGCACCAGCCGCAGAGCCAGAAACAAATCTTTTAGCAGTTCCACCGGCAAACAGAGACGATGATCTCGGAAAAAGGGAAAAAAGAGTTGGTGGAAAAACCTATACAACAACTGCTAAATCTAAAAGTTGGTATGAGCCTCGCAAAGACCTTTCAGGCAAAAGAGCAATGCAAAGACAAATGTCTTCAGACGCAGGATCCAACTTAGCAAGCAGCACTTCCAGAAACATCAACAAGGGCTATTCAGACCTTGCTAGGTTAGGAAGAGGGATTTCTGAAGACCAAGAGCCTAATTATAAGAAGGAAGAACAGAAAATCTTCGAGATTAACACTGAAGTAAAAAGATTGATTACGGAATTGGAGACAAAACAAAATGTCAGCGAAAATTAAGCATAACAAAAAAAGAAATACTATTTTTCTTTATGAAGCACTTGTAAGAGAACTAACAAAAGCAACTGTTGAAAAAGACCAAGACAAAAGAGAAACTATCTTGGATATCGTAAAAGAGCATTTCAGCAATAATACTCTTATGGGCAGAGAAGTTCGTATCTACAAAAACATTTTGGAAACCAAAGACGCAAAGCAAAGTATTGCTGAGAAGATTCTTTCTGAATCTAAAATCGAATACTCTGTTATCAATAAGAAGCAGTTGTTCGTAGAACAAAGCCAAATGATTTCCAGAATCAACAAAGAACTTTCCAAAGACGTATTCACCACCTTTGTTCCAAACTACAAGAACTTGGCTACACTTCAGCAGGTATTTAACAATGTAGATCTCACAGCAAAAGAAAGAGTTCTGCTCGAAGAAGAAGTCCTTCAACTTATGACCGAAGCAACTGGACAAGTAGAAGGCAAAGAACTTAGACACATTGATAATCTTGTATTCAAAACATTTGTAGAAAGATTTAACAAAGAATACTCTGGGCTTTTGGAAGAGCAAAAAACTCTTCTTTCTCGTTTTATTTCCTCTGGTATCGGAGGAGATTTAGAGTTCCAAATGTATTTGAACGACGAGATTGGTAGGTTGAAAGAAGAAGTATCTACCGCAAAAACAGCAAAAGAATTCACAGAAGACACCGATATGCTTTCTAAGGCAGATCAAGTATTAGGTATCCTTGAAGGTTTCAGCCAAAAACCTTTGGAGGACGGTGATTTGAAAAAGATCTTGAAGATCCAAGAGTTGGCTAGGGAAATAAAAAACTAAAATGGCTATTAAAATCAGTATCAAAAATCAGTTACCATTAGAAGTAATGGAGAGCGAAATCAAGAACCTTGAAATGAAACGCTCTTTATCGGGACAGATTATGGTGTTCAACCATATTGATATGGATATTGTATTGGACGAGAAAAAAGGAAAGATTACTGCTTACTCAAAGAAAGACTTTGGTGAGTTAGTTTATAAAAGCCAAGATAGGCTTTTTGATTATCTTTTCAAAAAAGGTGTTATTCTCCCAGAGAGCGTAAAAGGCTCAAACGTATTTGGATCTATCGAAGCAACCTACCCAACTGAGGTAAAAGTTGATCACCTTACAGAAATAGTCCTTTACAACATTGCTGGCTTTATGAAAGAAGAACAAGGATACATTAAATCCTTTGAATACGTCGAGGATATGGAAGAAGACAGAGTTCTTCATCCAGACGACAAAGACAGCACTGAACTTGGAGATGTCCCACAGGAAGAAAAGAAGGGAACTTTGAGTCCGGGTTATCCGGGTTATTATTATGGACTAGCAGGAATGTATAGGTACGAATAGTGGAACTTTTATATTTTATTCTCGCCTCTTGGGGAATGACCCAAATCTTAGTTTACGGAAGCATATTTGATACAGCCAGACATTGGATTTTAGAAAAATCTGATTGGTTTGGTACACTTATCCACTGCCCTATGTGTACGGGCTTTTGGGTTGGTGCCTTTTTGTTTGGTATAAATGGCTTTACCGAACTATTTAATTTTGAGTATAATATCGCTAATTTATTCATTTTAAGTTGTTTAGCGTCTGCTACATCATATGCTTTGAATGTCGTTATTAGTGATAAAGGTATAAAGATAAACAATATTCACGAGCAATAGGAGGTCAAAATGACAGCAAAATGGATGTTACAGCCAGTAAGAAGATGCTGCCGAGGTTCCTAACTCGAACGGGTTGCGCCCGTCAAAGGATTTTATTATGTCTAGAATGTTATTAACTGAGTTTTATCAACT